GATATAGTTATAGTAGGAGGAGGTGTATCGGGGTTATATTTGTATTATAAATTATTAAAAAATAAAAAAGTTAATCCAAATAATAGTATTTTGTATGAAAAGTATAAAGAAATAGGAGGGCGTGTTCAAAGAAAAATAATAAAAAAAAATAATATAAAACATATTTTTGAAGCTGGTGCTGGTAGATTTAATTCAAAACATAAAAATTTATTAAAATTAATTAATGAATTAAAATTAGAAAAAAATATAATTCCTATATCAGGAAATACAAAATTTATAACTGTAAATGATTCATTAAAAAAATATAAAAATGTAAATTATTATTTTAAAATTGTTTTAAAAAAATCAAAATTAAAAAGCGAAAAATATTTACAAAGTCTTACATTTATAGATTATTGTATTGAAGTTTTAGGTAATGATATTTGTAAATATTTGCAAAAGGCATATGCTTACAATGATTCTTTTAAAACAAACGCGTATGATGCAATTAGATTATTTAAAAAATCAATGAATCCTAAAATGAATAATTTTTTTATTTTAAATGGTGGATTATCGCAAATAACAAAAACATTAGAAAAAGAAATAAATATAATGGGTGGTAATATTAAAACAAGTTCCTGTGTATCAAATATTAAATATAAAAATAGAATTTTTGAATATAATTTAAAAAATAAAAAATATATGTCAAATAAAATAATTTTGACATTGCCAAAAAATGAATTAAAAAAAATGAAAATTTTAAATCCAGTAAATAATTTATTAAATTCCGTAGGACAATCTCCTTTAATGAGAATTTATGCGATATTTAAAAAAGAAGATATTTGGTTCAAAAATATGGGTAAAATGAATACCGATAATAATCTACGCTTTATAATACCAATTAATGAAAATAAGGGTTCAATAATGATAAGCTACGGTGATGAAGAATACGCGAATTATTGGAATAATTTAATAAAAAAATCAAAATCAAAAAAAGAATGGCAAAATATTTTAATGAAAAATGTAAGATCATTATTTGGTGAAAATATAAAAGATCCAATATGGATTCAAAATTATTATTGGAAAAATGGCGTTTCTTATTGGAAACCACATACAAATAGTAAACAGATTTCAAAAGATATAATTCAACCGTTAAAAAAAAATAATAAAAAACTAGAATTTTATATTTGTGGTAGTAATTATAGTTTAACAAATGCGTGGATGGAAGGGGGCTTAGAAACGGCAAATATAATATATAAAAAAATGAACTAAATTTAAAAAAAAATGAACAAAATTTAAAAAAAAAATGAACAAAATTAAGAAAAAATTGAAATAAAATAAAAAAAGAAAAAAAAATAAAAATAAAAATTATAAAAAAATGTCATCTAATAAATTTATTAGTAATTTTATTTTACTTAAAGAAATAAGTAAGAAAAAAAACACTAATAAAATAATTGATCAACATACGCTTAATGCGGATTATTTTTATGAAAAAATGATGTTAGCACCGGAGAGAATAAAGATTACTAATTGGGATAATAATCTACCAATTCAAGAAAAAAGAAAAATAATTGATTTAATAAATAAAAAATTAAATGAAACATTCGAATATAAAATTATTTTATTCAAATTTTTACCATATGATATGATAAAATATCTTGAATCTTATATTGTTGATATTAATTATAATACATGTTTACTTATGAAAAAAATAAAAAGGAATTTATCTTTTCCCATAATGAATTAATTCCTAATAATTTATCGGATAATTTACATAAAAAAAATAAAGAAGAATAAAGAATTGGAGATGAAATTATAATAAAAGATACATTTTTTTTATCTTTTAATGTATTAAAATATTTCATTAAAAAATGTTTAAAATAAGAAGAATTATAGCCATATTTTATTCTACTATTTAAAGCATTATATGTTGGTATTTCTCTGTGACATTTCATAACATTTATTAACTTATAAAAATCATTATTTGAATTTTCAAATGAATCATATAATCCTTTAAACATATATAAACTAAAAATTCTATCTACTTTAATTATGTCATCAATTATTTTTATTTCATCATTTCTATTTCTAATCCTTAACATTTTTTTTTGAATTTCGAATTTTTTTGGTATTGATGGATATATATATATATTTTCTTCTAATCTTATTTTTTTATTTTCTATTTTTTTTAATTCTAAATCTTGCAAAAGAAGAAAATGTTGATTTTTTAAATCTAATATTTCTTCGGCTTCAAAAATATTTTCCATTTTTAATAATAAGCTTAAAACATCAACATTTCTCTTCAAAATATATTTTTCTTCAATATTATTCATTTATTTAAATATTATAATAAATCTTTTAATTAATATCCCAGCTTATAATTTTATTTTTATATTTTTTTAAATATTCATTCGTTTTTATAAAATGATTATTTCCAATAAAGTCTTTTTTTCTATTTAACGGCGATGGATGTCCTGATATTAAAATTAGATGTTTTTTTTCATCAATAAAATGTTTAACTTCTTCTGCATTTCTACCCCAAAGTATAAAAACAATATTATTTAAATTATTGGATATATATTTTACAATTAATTCTGTAAATGGTAGCCAAATTTTTTTATGAGAATTTGATATACCTTCTCGAACTGTTAAACTTCTATTTAACAATAATACACCTTGATTTGCCCAATTAGTTAAATCACCATTTTTTAGATTATTATTTAAATTTAAACTATTATTTATTTCTTTAATTATATTTTTTAAAGATGGTGGAACTTTCATTTCTCTGGGAACACTAAAAGATAATCCCATTGCTTGATTTTTACGAATATAAGGGTCTTGACCAATTATAACAACTTTTGTATTATCAAAATCAAAAAAATTAAAACAATTAAATATTTGCTCTTTTGGAGGATAAATTTCTAACCAATCTTTAAATGTCTCTTTTTCATTTTTTAAAAAATCATTTATTTTTTCAAAATCATATTTTTGAATAATTTTTTTCCAATTTGTTTTAATATCTTCTGTATTAATAATCATGTTTATAAATTTTAATAAAAATTTAATTTTAAATCAATTTAATCTAAAAATATTCCCAAATATAATTTTTTACCATAATCTAAAATGAATGAAAAATTAAATATTGTAATTAAAATAACAGCAATCCATTCATATATAGCAGAATTTTTTTCTTTTTTTTCATTAATAACTAAATATATAACATCCGCGCTATATAATGTTGTTATAAATGTTTTTACTATTATTGATTTATTTGAAAATATTTTTTTTTTTTTTTTTTTAATTTTTAAAAATTTTTTATTTTTTTTTTTTTTTTTAATTTTTTTATTAAATAATTTTATTTTTTTTTCAATTTTTTTTTTTTTATTATTTATTTCAAAAACTTGATTTTTTATTTTTTTATTATTATTAATATAATAAATACAAATTAAATTATTCCACATATAAAATCCTTGCATAGCAAAAAATATAATAGCTCCAAATAAATGAATAGTATCATTTTCTTTTTCATTTACAACAGATAAAATACCAAATCCAGTATTACTTAATATACTATAAAATAGAGACAAATATGGCAATAATCCTTTATTATATTTTTTTGCGAATAAAAAAAATTCATATGAATTTAAAAATAAAAAAAAAGATGATAAAGTCATTCCACTTCTAAAAATATATGCTTCAGGATAACCAACAGCACAATCTGAAATATAAGGCAACCAAACCGGAACGTGTCCTTTTAAAACTGCGATTGTATAACAAGTCATTATTGTAATTAATGTTAAAGAACTACAATATTTTAAATCAACAGAAAATGAAATTTGTTTTAAAACATCCTTTTTCATTTTTCAAACTTTATTAAATTATAAATATATAATATATTTATATATTTTGTATAATTTATGTTTTTTTTTATAATATATTTATACTTTAATAAAGTAAAAAATGAAATCATTCAAAAATTTTAAAAGTTTGTGTAATTATACTAAAAACCCATTGTCATACAAAAAGAAAACATTATATTCTGATAATGGTGTTTTAAGATGTTATTCTAATAATAAAATGGATATTATTCTAGATAATAAAATAATTTTTTATTATATAGATAATTTTAAAATAAGAAATTCTTTTAAGATAAATAAACAAACAAAAAAAAAAGTTAGGGTTTATTTAAAAAGAGAGAAATATATATATGATTACGGTTTTTATCGGGTTATAGGTTTTTATAAATGTTATGTTAAACTTGAAAAATAATAAAAATAAAGATAATAAAAAAATAAAAAATAAAAAATAAAATTAAACATTAGTTTTTCCAATATTTTTATTTTTCCTCGTTAAAAATTTTATTTTTTCATATGAATTTTTTATTCCTTCTCGTCTAAGAATTGTTTGTATTGCAAAAATGATTGAAGGTGAAATGTACAATGTAATTAGCAATATTCAAAATTATGAAAAAGTGATGAAAGAGTTAAAAAAGAGAGAAATATACCTAAAAATAATATTTTTTTTAAAGATTATTATAAAGAACTAATTGGAATCATAAAATTAGGACATATAAATGTTATTAAAAAACTTAAAAATAATTAAAAATATATTTTTAATGAATCCAAGTTATAATGAAAAATTAAATTATAATTTAAATTATTATATTAGAAAAAATAATAATTTAAATAAAATTATAAACGATTTAGAAAAAGAATTAGAAGAAATATATTTAATATTTAGTAAAGATATATTGGATACAAGTTCTCTTCTTAATACATACATTTTAAGTATAAAAAAATTAATTTTAAAAATAAAATCTTTTAAAAATAATGAAAAAAAAGAAAATATTGAAGAAAATATAATTTTTAATAAAGGTTATTGTGAATGTGATAACTGTGGTTTTTGCAATGCTTTAAATTTTTAAAAAAATAAATTTTTATATAAATTGAATTATTAAAAAAAAATTTTTTATAAATTAAAAAACAAGTTTGTAAATGAATAATAGAAATTATACAATGACAACAACCGAATATAAATGCGATAATTATAATCAAATTGATATTAATAATAATATTTTTAAATCATTAATGCTATTAAATTTTGGAATCACTAAATCAATGAATGATATTGTATTAAATTCAATGAATGATAAAAATAAATGTAAAAATAAACATAAATGGAATAAATCATATAAAAAAAATAAATGGAATAAATCATTTAAATATAAATATAAAAATCAACTTACTCAACCGAGAAATCGTGGTATGAATCATTAAATGTATTGTTTATATTTATTTAATTTAAATCTTTAAAAGTTTCTCGAATATAAATTGGCAAAGCATATACGTGAGGTCTTTTTTTTTTATCTATCCACTCCAATGTTAAGGGCATTAAATCAGCATCGGGAGCTTTATTAGTCCATTTTTTTTTATGTAATAAAATATTTAATTTTTTAATTCTATTTTTTATTCCTCCTGCGTTTCTTGGACGTATATGTTTTAATGCCCATTCAAATTGCATACATTCTATTTTAGTTGGAAATCCGTGTATTAAACAAATATGTTTCCATCCTTTTCCTTTACTAGTTGTATATTTGGCACCACCCTTAATTTCTCCATTGTGAGCTCTTAATCTTTTCATAACATCGTTTGAAACACCAACATATGTAAATCCGCGATTTTCAATAATATAACATGACCATTCGTCCATTAATAAAACTTTTAAGAAAAGTTTTAAATCAAAATAATAATAAAATAAAACTTTTAAGAAAAGTTTTAAATCAAAATAATAATAAAATAAAACTTTTAAGAAAAGTTTTAAATCAAAAATATATTTTATTAAAATTAAATTAAAAATAAAATAATATTTATATTTAATGAGTGAAATGAATATTGATATGATTGTAGAAATTCCATATAATACAAATGTTAAATATGAATTTGATAAAAATGAAAAAAGAATTAGATGTGATAGAATTTTAAATACATCAATGATGTATCCAGGAAATTATGGTTATTTTCCAAAAACATTATCAGGTGATAATGATCCATTAGATGTATTGCTTATTTCAAATTTCCCACTTTATCCTAATATTATAATTAGTGTTAAAATAATAGGTGTTTTAATTACAAAAGATGAAAATGGAGAAGACGAAAAAATAATAGCTGTTCCATCAAGAAAAGTTGATAATAATTACAAAAAAATAAACGACATTAATGATTTGCAAGAAAATACTATTGAAAAAATTAAACATTTTTTCACACACTATAAAGATAATGAAAAAAATAAATGGGTTGAAATTGGTAATATTTTTGGAATGGAAAAAGCAATTAAAATTTATCAAGATAGTAAAGGAAGATATAATCTAATGAGTAGAGTTTAAAATCAAATTCTAGATGTCTATTCCATATAAACCTTCATACCATTAAAACAATAAATTGAAATAATATAAATTTATTTTTTTATTAAAATATAAAAATGCCCAACTCATGGTATGTTATGTTATGGAAAAATGATAAAAATTTTAATAATGTTATGAGATTGTGTATTAATGATAATTCTTTTGGAATAAGTTATGATATTAATGAGAATTTAAATAGTATTAATATTGCAAGAATTGATTTAATAATGAACAATATGGGTAAAACAAGTGGAGAAAAACGTATTCCAAAAAAATGTTTAACAATAATAAAAGAAGAAATGAAAATAGGCGATATTATATTTTTATGCAAGGGTTCAAATATTTTAGGCGTAGCATTTATCGCTAGTAATTATATATTTGATTTAAAAGAAAATAATAAATTTTGGTTACCACATAGGAGAAAAATAAAAATTATTTCTTTATTTAAAACTCCTGCAAAATCAAATAAACAATTAAGACATACTATACACAAAGTTTAATATATAATCAAAAATAATTTAAAAAAATATCACTAAATAACAATATATAAAATGCAAATCTTTGTAAAAACACTAACTGGAAAAACAATTACTCTTGATGTTGAACCAACTGATACTATTGAAAATGTTAAAACAAAAATTCAAGATAAAGAAGGTATCCCCCCAGATCAACAACGTCTAATTTTTGCAGGTAAACAGCTAGAAGATGGTCGTACTTTATCAGATTATAATATTCAAAAAGAAAGTACCCTTCATTTAGTTCTATAAACGCTTTTTTTTTAAATTTTTTATATATATATAAATATATATATATATAATGATAAAAAGAAAATATAAAAATTTAAAAAGACGAAAAAGTCAAAAAAGAAATAATTATAAAAGAAAAAAATATAAAAAAACACATAAAAGAAAAAAATTAGGAAAAAAAAAATCAAAGAAAAATTTAGGAAAAAAACGTCATTCAAAAAAAAATCGTTTAAAACGTTGTTTAAAAAAAAGTCGTTCAAAACGTCATTTAAAAAAACGTCGTTCAAAACGTTGTTTAAAAAAAAGTCGTTCAAAACGTTGTTTAAAAAAAAGTCGTTCAAAACGTTGTTTAAAAAAAAGTCGTTCAAAAAAAAGCCGTACAAAACGTAGTTCAAAAAGGAAAAAAACTAGAATCCGAAAAAGACGAATGAGAGGAGGCGCATTACAAAAATCGGAGACATTAGGAGGCGCATTACAAAAATGGAAGGCATTAGCAGGCAAGCCTCTTGAAGATATTAAATCAGAGTTGAGTACGTACGATGATAAGGATATTAATATAACGTATGTTAGATTGACTCCCCTAACATACGCAGTTGAAGAACTAAAGATTAATTTAGTTAAAGCGCTATTGGAAGATAAAAAAGTCGATGTGAATTTACCTGATAAAAACGGTGTTACCGCTCTAATCAAAGCAGCTCAAAAAGACTCTGTCGAAATTATCAAATTGCTACTGGAAGCCGAGGCCAATGTGAATGCCGCAGATAAATACGGTAATACCGCCCTATCAGTAATCTGTAACTCTAATGGGTATAATGATTCCAAGATTGCCGAATTGTTAATGAATGCCAATGCCGATCCGAATATTTTTAATAGTTCGGGTCAAACCGCCCTAATGGTTTCAGTTCTCCGAAAAAACATCGATATAATTGAAATACTATTGAAATTCGAAAATATCGACCTGGATCTTCAAAATAATAATTCTGATGATGAAACCAATTATTTAAAAACAGCACTAATGTACGCAGCCGGAATCACGGACACTGACTATAAGACACCCGGCACTAAAATGGTCGAAATACTAGTGGATGCCAATGCCAATCTGGATTTAAAAGATCATTCAAATAAAACCGCCTTTGAATATAGCAAATTTGCTGATAACGATGCCTTAAAAATAATAGAAGAAGCCTTAGAAAAGAAGGACAACGGCGGGGACGATTCAGTTTCAGATATCGCTGGTGCCATCAAAGACGCATCTAATCCGGATAATCTACCATGGTGGATGAGGGATGTAGATATTCTACCCGATCTAGAGGATATAATAGAAGAAATTATTGAAAATAATGAACCTAGAAACAAAATACCCGAGCTAGTAGCTAAAATTCAAAAAGTTAAACTAACACCGGAACTAGAATATGATATTAAGAATTACCTTTATAAACGTGGTGAATTTTACACATCAAGTAATAATTTAGAAAAATTAGAAAATAATATAAAATCGGCAAAATATAATAGTGATAATAATGATACCATGACAAACTCCGACGTTTTAATCAAAAAAGTTGGCGACGACAAGGTCTTAGGTTGGAACGACTCGCGTTTGGACGGTAAGAGCGAAAGTGGCGACGAGAGAGTAGAAAGCATCCCGGACGCCCAGGACCCGGACGATGACGGCGACGGCACGCCGGACAGCGCCGAGCGCGACTCAGATGGCGACGGCGTGGCGGACAGCGCGGAGAAGGACTCTGACGGCGACGGCGTGGCTGACGATGACGACCCGGACGGACGATGAGTAGAAAGTGGCGGCGAGAAAGTAAAAAGTGGCGACGAGATAGTAGAAAGTGGCGACGAGAGAGTAGAAAGTGGCGACGAGAAAGTAAAAAGTGGCGACGAGAAAGTAAAAAGTGGCGACGAGAGTTGAAAGTGGCCCATCGCTTTTTTAAAATAGTAATAAATTGATTATATTAAACTTCACAATTAAAAAAGTTAAATTTAAAATGGTAAATAATAATAATTATAATTATAATTATAATTTTAATGAAATTTTGTCAAATATTAAAATTTATGGTCATTTACATGGTATAGATTTAGATTATTTAACGTTTAATTATATTAATTTTGACAATTGGGATTTTGATATTATTCCTGAAAGTATTACAAATATTTCAAAAGAATTATATGTATTATATCATTCTATTAGTGAATTGGAATATTTGTTAAAAAATAAACATTGTTATAGATTTATGATTTATGATTTAATGTTATTTGATGATTATGAGTCAAATGATAAAAATCCCAAACGATGTCCAGTTTTACCAATAGAATACTATAGTAAATATAGTAAATATTTATTTGATTCAATTACGCAATAAGTTGAATTTTTGAACCCATAATTTCAAGTTTAATATTAATTTTTTCCATTATTAAATCTATTTTTGTAATAGTTTTAATATCATTTCTATAAGTAATTTTTAAATTTTCCAATCCTTTAATACTATTAGATAATATTCGGTGTATTCTTTGAAATAGATGTGTTTTATCTTCTTCAAATTTTTCACAATTTTTCATTTTTTCATTTTTACCATATGTTTTATCTATAAAATTAAATAAATCCTGCACAATGTTTGTTATTTTAATTAATGCTGTTTGTCTACCATCTTCATACCACCAACGTTGTATAGATTGAATATATCTAGTATCTATTTCTAAGCAGTTACTATTAGCAACTAATTTATCATTTTCTTTTATTTCTGATATTATTCTCATATTTAAAATAATTGTTTCAATGTCCATTTCTTTTTCTTTATTTTCTAAAACTAGTTCATTTGTATTAATTTTTTTTTCATCCATTAATTATTTATATAATTTATTATTTAAATAATTAAAAAATAGTAATTAAATATGACCATCTGTTGTATTATGTAAACAAAATATATCATTTGCTTGATTTCCCCATAAAATATCATTATTTTTAAAAAATTCATAATCCATATAAAAATATCCTTTATCGCCCCAATTATCACCCCAAGAATTAGCAATTATAAAATCTTTATTATCATCATCGTAACCTACAATTGTCATAATATGACCGTTATTTAATGAATTCATTATTAATAAAAATTCTTGAATATCTTTATTATAATTATTATTTTTAATAATTTTATTAATTTTTTTATTTAATTCTTGATCCATTTTTTTTAATATATTTATTGATGAATTTGTTTCATTTAAAAACATAAATTTATTTTTTATTTCATCAATTTTTAAGCCATTTTTTTTTAAAAAAATCTCTGTTTTTTCAATTAATTTCTTAGGGAAATGTAGTCTGTAATCATTCCTTTTATAATTTTTTTCTAGTGATTTTGATATTTTTCTATTATTTATTTTATAATATTCATTTATTTTTTTTCTCATAACACTTGATGAATCAATGATATTATTTATTTCTTTACTTGAAATATTATTTTTCTTTATAATATTTTTTTTTGTAATTTCAATTATTTCATTTATTTTTTTTTTTTCACTGTTTGTAAAATTATCATTATTCAAAATTTCTGTAAATAATTTTAAATCAAATTTTTGTTGAAATGGTAAATGTTCTATTAATTGTGAATATTTAAAATGAAAAATAACTGGTCCAAAATAAAATAAATATTTTTTTATTTCATTTATATTATAGTTATCTAATTTAAAAATATTTATAACTTTATGATTTTGAGCATTTAAATACATTTCTTTTGTAGGTTTTTTTAATTCTAATGATTTATATTTATTTGTAATTAAATTTACATTTTTATCAATATTTTTGTTTAAAATTTCTATATCTTTTAATATATTTTTATTTTTTGTTATTATTTTTTCATTTGGATATGGATATTCATTTTCACTGCAAATACCATATAATAATATACTATTTAAATCCATTAAAATCTCTGCTCCTTGATTATTATATTTATATATTCTATTTTTAATACTTATTTTATTTTCACCTCCTCTAAATAAATGTATCAAATTATATTCGCAAAAAAACCTAGAAGGATTAAAACTCTTACCATTTTTTAAACATATATATTTATAAACAAAACAAACAGCATTAATATGACAAAAGCCCAATTGTCCTTGGTCATAAATTGGTGGACATTTTAATCTCAAATCGACCTTTTCAGGTATATTATCATTATAATCATCTAAAACAAAAAAAAAATGATTATCATTTGTTATTCTATTTTTTCTGTTAATTAATAAATATTTATTACTGTAATGTGAATTTTCATTATTATTCCATTTTTTTATCCAAATATATTTGTATAATATATAAAAAGCAAATATAATTGAAATTATAATTAAAAATTTAATTTTTATATTTTTAATTTTAGTAATTTTACTAATTATTTTAATTTTACTAAATTTATTAATTATATTTTTTAATTTCATTATATATAATAATATTTTTTTTTAATCAATCATAATTTTTTTTTTACCTCGTGTAATTCCAACATAATAAATATTTTCATCTTCAGAAATATCAATATCTTCTGCTAATCTCAAATTATCATCTTCCATTCCTTTATATGCGTGAACTGTATATAAACGAATTCTGCTTTTCTCTTTTGGAACAAGATTTAATGAAATATTATCAATCAAATTATTCAATTCTGATTCTGAAAGAGATTTTAAGAATTTAGGCAAATCATCTTCAAATGAATTAATTTCGTCCATATCTAATTTTGCAAATGATAATACATTATGAAGTTTCATAATTTGTTTTAATTTATTATCAAAATCATTAATCCAAATATTTGGTAAATGTGACGCGGTTGTTAAAAGAGCTTTCCAACTTCTAAAAAGATAAGTATATTTTTCTTCGCTTGGAATACCATTTACAAAATTTGTTTCATTTTTGCTCTTAGAAATCATCCAACAATTTCTGAATTTTTTTCTAATAATATCGCATGCTGGATTACCAATTCTAAATGTAGAATAAAATTCAATAATTAGTGATTCTTCTGGTAAATATTGAAAAGCATTAATACAACCACGAAATTGATAAATAGATTGTTTTGGATCTCCTACAAAGATTTTTGGAATAGTTGTATCTGTTAATAACATTTTCAACATAATCATATCAAAATCTTGCGTTTCATCCACCATAATCATATCATATTTTTTATCTAAAACATCTTTAAACCAGCGGTTGATAAAAGCTTGTTTACGAATAGTTTCAAATGTAATTAATTTATTTGCTAAAACGGCCTCCCATAATTTAACTAGCATTGGTTTTGTTCTTTTAAACTCTTTTTTACAAAATTCATAAATATTGTTTGTAGTGTGATCATTGCAAAATTTACTTAAATATTTACAATAATATTTCTTAACTCGGAATGGTTTACTTTTAAACCATTGGATAACATTTCCAATAACGTGTGGTTTTAAATCTTTAATTTCGGGTGGTTTTTCGTGAATTGAAATATATAAACTATAAAGCAAAGCATCAAATGTCTTTGGAAATAAATTCTTTATTTTATCCTTTCTAATTTTATTTTTGATTTCCTTAATCAAACTCTTATTAAAAGCAATATACAAAATCTTTTTCTTTTTATGAATTTTTGAAAGCGTTAACAATGTCGTTGTCTTACCACTCCCAGCAACAGATTTAATACCAATAATTTCATTCTTTTTAAAATTATGTTTTTTAATGTATTCTCGGTGAACACCATCAAGCAAATACATCGATGCTTTACATCTTGCGTAAATAATGGGAATAATCGGTATTTCATTTTTCTCACTTTCTTTTGTATTTTCAATAACCATTTGTTTACCTTCTTCTATAATAATATGATTCAAACACGTATTCTCCAAAACATCATCAAAAGAACAAATCTCTCCAATCCACATTTTTCTAACTTCCCCTTCAATTTCTATTTTATATACATCAAAATCAGTTAACCAAATCCAATCTTTTGTTCCTGTGTATAAGAATACATTATTTTTCACAACTGAAATGGCTTCGCCCCAACCTTTCTTATCGCATTTGGGTATTTCGCAAACAATAAGATTACCAATTTTGACTTTCCTAATAAATAAACATTGAACATTAAAAACCCAATCTACATCCATATTATTTTCAATATATTCAATATCTACTTTTCCAAAAGATTCATCCTTGAAAACAATTCCCAAATCTTCGTCTTGATAGTAACCATCAATATCATATTTAATATCGCAATTGATTTGTGTTTCTTCCTTTTTTTTGATTAATATTTGAAAACATTCGGGATGTATAATCTTTCGTAAATAATTAAAATTCATTTTTTCTTTTGGTTTTATCATAGATTTTTCTAAAAGTTTTATTTTCAATTTATTTTCATTATTAATTTTTAAAAATTGATTTTCCATTTTTAAAAATTCAAAAGAGAAAAAAGATGTGTGAATATGAAATCTTTCTATAAAGTTTCATTTTTTTCTAGTCTTTTTTCCGCGCTTATTTGTTTTTTTATTGCGTCGTTTTGTTACTTTTTTACGAGGTTTTTTTTTATTTTTGCGGAAGACATATTAAAAAAGGAAATAAGTTAAGATTTCCAGAAAAATATTGTAAGAAAAAGAATTGTGTTCGTTTGAAATTTACGGATGATGGTTGGTGTGAAGTATGTTTTAAACGAATTGAAAATAAGAAAAAAGAGAGAAATAAGAATAAAGTTCAATGTGAATATATGGTTTTAGATGATAAGAGATGTTTGTTTTTTTTATTTTTTAAATATTTCATTATAATGATAATCAAAATATTTTTTATTATTATCAGTATAATTATTATTTCTTTTATTTATTAAATTTTTGTATTGTGTATGGTAATACTCCTCTGCGTTTTTTGATATTTTTAATATTCCATTATTAATCCCTATAAATCCATCATCGTATGACGCATGGCATTCCAAACACATAAATTCTACTATATTACAATCAATCTTTTCTTCATCAATAAGTATATTATGCGGTTTAAGATGTGCAGCTATTAAATAACGTAGTGGTTTTTTATTTTTACATATTATACATTTATGTTCCTTCTTAGCAATTAAATAATCTCTTAATTTTCTTTGTTCTGGCCTTGTTTCTCGTAAACTACAAGTTTTATTTTTAAGAGATATATTCTCAAAATTTGGAATTTGTTGTTGTTTTTTTTTTGATTTATTAGTTATTATTTTGTTTGTTATAGTTTTTTGATTCCACCATATCCATCCAGGTATAGATTCTAATTTTTTTATTCTTTCTTTTTTTAATTTATTATTTTTATAATTCATTTGTTGATCATCATACCAATTTCTTAATTTAATTTTTTTATATATATCCTTTTTTGTTGGTAGTTTCTTATTTGTTTTAATATATTCCTTAAATATTTTATATTTTTCATTCCATATATTATCTAAATTAATTTCCCAAAACCAACAAGGAATACATTCTAAATTTTTAATTTGTTCGTTATTTAAATTTTTATTTTTATATTTATTTCTTTGGGTTGTACACCAATTTTGTAAAGTTCCTCTTTTTGATGGTATTTTTTTATTTTTTAAAACAAATTGTTTTAATGATTCATACTTATTATTCCATTTTGTATCTATTGTATTCCAACTCCATAATGATATAGATTCTAATTTATCAATTATTTCTTTTGTTAGTTTTTTATTTTTATAATTACTTCTTTGTGTACCTACCCAACTGCCTATATTATATGTTTTATATTTTTCAGTTTGTATTGGTAGTTTATTATTTTTTTTTATATATTCTTTTAATATTTTATATGTTTCATTCCAAAGATAATCTAAATGCCCCCAAGTCCAAGTAGGAATAGATTCTAATTTTTGTATATGTTGTTCTGTACAAGTAGGTCGTTTACGGTTAAAATCAGTTCGTTGCTTTATACACCAACTACCTATATCAATATTTTTATATATTAAAATTTCTTTTTGTCTTCCTAAAGTGTTTCTTTTAATTATACCATTTGGTTGACCTAAACTATAATATTCTTTTACTAATTCAAAATGTTTATCCCAAATTTTGTCTTTTTTATTTAATATATCTTTATTCCAAGCCCATCCTTTTATTAATTCTAATTTTATTTTTCTTGCATCTGTTAATTTATCATAAAATCTTCTTTGAGTTGAACACCATCTACCTATTGTATATTTTTTATATATTATATTACCATGTGGTAAATCATTACCCAAACTAATATATTCTTTTAATAAATTATAACATTTATTCCATTTTTCTTCTCTATCCCAAAACCAACCATGAATAGATTCTAATTTTTTTATTTGTATTTTTGTTAAAGTTTCTTTTTTCATTCTTAAAGTATTACACCAACTCCCAATTGATACATTTTTATATTTTACTGTTCCATTGGGTAAATAGGAATTTTTATATATTCTTTTTTTATTTTTATTTTCTTTTTGTCTTACTTCTTTAATAACATACTCTTTTAACAACTCAAAATTTTTATTCCATTTTTTATCAATAGCAAATTCCCAAAACCAATTTGAAATAGATTCTAATTTTTTTATTCTTTTTTTATTTAATTTTTTATTTCTATAAAGAAATCGTTGTCTATCTACCCACCCCCCAATGTTTTTTTCTTTATATATACATGCTTGTTTTGGTATTATTTTTTTTAAGTTAACATACTCTTTTAACAATTCATAATTTTCCTCCCAAATTGCATCCAAGTCATATTCCCAAAACCACCCATCAATTAATTGTAATTTATCAAATCGTTCTTTACTTAATTTTTTTTTTCTATAATTTGTTCTTTGACTCTGGCACCAAGTCCCTATATATATTCCTTGATAAATAATTCTCTCCTTATTTCTTGTTCTTATAGGAATTTTTCCCTCATTCTCGTTGCTATATTGTTTTACAAAATTATAATTTTCCTCCCATTGTTTTTCATTCCAATTAATCTCACAATCCAATATACCTTTACTAAAACTTTTAGTTAAACTATTATTTAGTGATTTTTCATCTATTTTCCATAAAATTTGTAAATCTAGGTTTGTTTTAATTTTAAATAATTTCTCTCTTTTTTTTGCAGGTTTAATTGTTCGTTTTTTTATTTTTTTTTTTGTTGTAATTGGATAATATATATTATTTTCATCACGAAATAAATATAATGGTTCACTATCTTTACATTCCTCAGAATAATATTCAATTGGTTCATCATAATTTTGCGTATGAACCTCAATTGTTTTATTAATTTTTTTAGAAATATTTTCAAAAGTTTGTGTTTCATTATTTTCTACAACACAATCATGTAAATTAATTGGGGTTTTCCATTCACTTATAAGGAATTGAATATTATCAATTAAATCACCCTTGCTTTCCTCTGTTTTTAATCCTTGATTTTGTAAATTATCTTTTACTTCTTGCGGAGAATACATATTTGAATAATTTAAACATAAATCATATATTATTGGGTCATACTGATATTTTAAAGCAGCTATAATATTTAAAAATGTAGAGTAATCTCTATTTTTGTATAATTCTTTTTGAATTAATTCATCTCTTTCTTTCACAGAATTAGCACGAGTATATAATTCTGGATCAACACACACTGGAATAACCAATGTTGATTTTTCCATATTATTTTCTGGTCTTCTTGTTAATCTACCTATTTTTTGAGGTTCTTGCGTAATTGAATTAGTTGGGTCAACTGGAATTCCCATATTAGTCCATTTTGTATCTATTCCCTCTCTAATAGTTCTACAAGAAGATAATATATATATTCTACCCTCTACTTTTTTATCAAAATCTATCATAATTTTCTCTTTGCTTTTTTTTCTTTTTTCCGCCCATACACCTTCAAATATTATATTTTTAACATTAAATTTATGTTTTGTTTCTGGATATTCTTCGTCTTGAATTTTAGCAAATAATTTTTTAAACAATGTAACGTTTTGTTTGTTTGAAAATTCTTTTACAAAACTAGTTTCTTTATTCTCTGATATATTAACATATGAATGCCATGTTAATACATTATAATAATTATAATTACCTGTTAAACAATGTCTGATTATAGTTTCAAAAACATTATAATATTTTTCATTATTTTCAGATTTTAAACACAAATTTAAACAAACTTCAAATGGTCTACAAATGTTATCTTTTACTGCCTGATAATATAAATATTCAAAAGCAATAGGACCACAATCACTATATTCTGCATCTTCTCTATCATACATAGTAATTCCATTATCATTAACTGGTGTGGCAGTATAAAATTCAGTTTTTTTAACTAAATTATTAAATTCTTCATCTTGATATACTATTTGTTGTATTTTACTACTTACTGTATGATGTGCTTCATCATAAATTAAATAATTAATTATTATTTTATTAGTGGTAATATAATTTGTAAAATTTTCAAAAGATTGATAAGTAACAGTTATTATTTTATTTTTTTCTTTATTATTTTTTAAAAAACTCTTTAATTTTATTTCAGATGTGGTATATTTTATATTATTATTGTTTAATTTTAATTTCTTTTCATCATCAGAACAAAATGATAAACATTTAAATTTATCATAAATTTTATAATGTAAAATATAATCTTTATTAAACTGGTTAATTAAATCCAATGATGGAAAAACAATTACATTTAATTTAAAATTAAATTCTAAAATACTATAAGTAAAAACCCTTGTTTTCCCTGTTCCACACCACATATTAATTAAACATTTTGTATATTCTTTTTTAGATACTATACATTTTTTTTGATGAGGCCATAAAGGTATTGTAATATTACTCATCTTTTAATAATTATTATTAGATAATATTTAATATATTTAATCAATTTATTTAAATAAAACTAAAAAATTGAAAAATCAAAACTTCAAAAAAAAGTTTTAAATTAAAAAAGAGAAAAATGGAATCACAAACGCAAACAAAAAAACAAACTAAAACACAAAATAAAAATAATAATAATAATAAAAATAATAATTGTAAATTTTGTAATGCATCATTAGATGACTCTGAAAATAAATTAATAAATATTTGTTTTCATTGTAATTATATGTTAAAACGTTCGGGATTAAGTGATAAAAAATTCATTGAACATTGTAAAAGAATTAATGATAATACAAATAGGATAAATAATCTTTCTAAAAAATGTTAAATATTTCATCCAAATAACATTCTCAAACTAAGCTTTTAACTCTATTATTTTTTTTCAAATGTTCATATCGTTTTACACCCCATCGTTTAATCCACCATTGACAAATTTCATTAGATGTTTTGTTATGAGGGATTGGATTAGGAGTTTCAACTTCAATATTATCATTTTTTCTGGTAATGTAGTCAAGAGCATCGGGATTTGTAAAACCAAAATAAACACCTTTTTGCATTGATTCAATAACATCTTCAATTGGGATTTCTAATTTTCTCAAACATTTTTTGAATATCCAAAGATTGTTTTTATTAATTTTTTTATCGTATTCTCCCAATTCTTGTAAATAACTTTTGGCATAATCAATAGTTTTTTTTGAAATATCTTTAATGCTTTCTCCTTTTGTTAATCCAACATATTTTAAACATTTTAATCTATCATATTGTACTGATTTTCCATAAAGGGACATAGTAGTAACGCCCTGGATATGTGTATTATATTTTTCAAACCAATATTGTAAAACTTCTTTTGAAAAAGCCAAACTTGTCAATAATTTACCACCATTAAAATTATATCCAAATGGTTGAGTAGAAACACAAGTTGTAATATTTACAAATTCATTAATAATATTAATATAATTGCATCCCTTAGTATCTAAACCAATATATTCATCTCTTTTGCTCAATCCCTTAATATCACTTGAAATAGAGAGAATTCCAAGATATTTGCCACTATTTTCATCTTGAACTAAAATAAATATTCTTCTGCCACATAAATTATGACCCTTTTTAGGTTTAAAACTACTAATATTTTTCCTATAATAACTCCAAATATGATATTTTTCATGTTGGCTATCCACAAAAATTAATTTAATTTTAATGTTTTCAATATCATTATTGGTAAACATTAAATTTTTATAATATTCATCTTTATTTTCAAATACAATTATTTCTGGTGTCGTAATTCTAAAATTATCTCTTGTTAATAATGAGATCATTTTTATTTTTGGGTTATTATAATTTGGTTTAACATTTAAACAAATGTTTTTATAAATATTCACAATCTGTTGTTTAAAATGTAATAATTTTTGACTTCCTTTTAAAAAATTACAAGTTTTACAACAAGGAACAACATTTGATGTAACATAACATAATTCTGGATTTTTTCTATCAATACCATTTGCACCATTTTCTTTAAAATTACCGCAATAATAACAGGGATATTTTAAAATTTGATAAAATTGTTCCTCCGTTAATTTCATTTTAATTTTTCTTGTTTTATCTGAATTTTTTTTATACGTTTTATATTTTTTTTTATTTTTACTTCTACAAAATAATTTATTATTATAAATATTTGTTTTTGTGTAATCTAATTCAATAAGTTTCAAATTATAACAAATCATAGTAATCATACTAATAAAATCATTATAATCGTGATTAAATTTCATTTTATTACAAACAAAGCAACAACTGACACAATTATCAGAATAATAATGTTTATTAGAATCTAATCTATCAATGCCATTTGAACCAAAATTAATATTACAATAATGACAATTAGATTGAAACATTTTAAAACATTCTTGTTTATCTAGTTCCCATTTAATATTGCGACGATTTTTTTTAGATTCGGAAAGATATTGGTTATATTTAATCATATAAATATTTCTTCTTTTCCTTTTTTTCTCTTTTTGTCTATTTAAAATTTTGCAAACTTCACAATTTGATTTATCATTTTTTGTTAATTCGTTCCAACACCCTGTTTTCCAATTACTACAAATTCTCTTACCAGATTTAATTAAATTATTATATTTTTTATTATTTTGATGTTTTCCACAATAGTCATCGTTTTCTAAACATTTATAAGTGCATCTTCTAGTTGTTTTACCAATAGTGGCTTTACAAAGATTACAATTTTTATATAATTCAATTCTATTTTCTTTGCTTCTTTTTTGACATTTAATACATGTTTTATTTTTTGTTAATGGTTTAAATAAATTTTTACAACCTGAACATTTTTTTAATAAAGGAATATCTTCTGGTGTAAATACACCTTCATATATAGAATGTCTAGAGCAATATGTTACATTTTTATCAACAGACCAAGAACAAGGTTCGCCTTTTTGATTTAACCAACCACATTTTTTCTTTAATTTATTTCTTTTTTGAATAAGTAATTGTTTATCTCTTTCTAATTTTTCTAAACAACCATCGCATTTATTTAAATTATTATGGGGTTTACCACAAATTTTATTTTTTCTTAAAACTCTTTGGCATCTTTTTAAATTATGTATATCTTCTGGTTTATATAATTTTTCATATTTTAAATGATATCCGCAATAATATTTGCCTTTGGAATTGAATTTACAATTTTTACCATCACCATTAATCCATTTACATTTAATTTTTTCTGCCATTTTTTTGAAAGATATTATTTATAATTATAATTAATAATATCTTTTTAAATCAATTTTTTACATATACGCTATTATTTTTAACGTATTTAGTTGGAATAGGCTAAACCGCCCATACCGCTCATAATGCGGAGCACATTGTAGTTAACGGCATATACTCTTACTTTGGCGGTGTTATCTACGCCGATGGCGGCTGACGAGAGTACAAGTTGAAGAGTGGCGTTATCAATTCTTGACATATTGCAGGTTCCAGATGGCTGGTGTTCTTCGGGGCGAAGTGCGAAGGAGTAGCAGTTAATACCAGTGTCTGGGTTGCGAGTGTGGTGTTGCCAAGGTTGGACAAGGTCGAAGTAGGTGCCTTCGCGTTCTGAGAATCTGTCTTGACCGTTAAGTTGGAGTTTGGCTGTGACAACTGGATTTTGTCCCCAGCAGTGCATACTGTGAGCTGTTTCAGCAAGAACAAAGGTTCCTGCGTCAGATACACCAGAATCAGCATCAACAGTACCTGCGTATTCATTTGCTCCCAATGAAGTTGAGTTTAAGTCATCGGAAAATGGATCAGCAAAGAGTCCAATGGCATTAATAACATTGGAATTGTGAGTTGCACTAGTAGCATCGGCACCACCAGTTGCTATTGAACCACCGAATGACATAATGGATGGTGGTAGAGCATCAATAGCATCAGTGTAATTGAATGGTTGAGCACCGAATACACCGCATAGAGATTCGCCTGATTCGTGTGCTGCGCAATAATTTACATTTTCATCTGGTTGAACAACCCAGATAAGTTCTTTGCATGGATGATTGAAGTTAAGTTTAATCTTGTTGCTTGATGAACCAACTGATTCATCACCGGTGAATTGTAATTGTTCAATTAGGTATTCGTGTGGGTTTTGTGCCATACGTCTTCTTTCATCAGTATCTAAGAAAATGTAGTCTACATATAATGAAGCGGCTACAAGTGATTTATTGTATGAATTCATATGTTTTTCGTGTCCTGGTTGATGACCGGTGGTCATTCCTTTAACAGCAAATAAGCATTCATCAATTGGGCGAAGTTCAATATTAATACGAACTTCGTGGTATTGAAGTGCAATAAGTGGAAGAGCGAGACCGGGGTTTCTGCAGAACCAGAATTGAAGTGGTATGTATAAAGTAGTTTCTGGAAGTGCGTTTCTTGGTGCACATACGGCGTTTGGCGCATCACCACCACAAGCTGATGCTACATCTGCGAATTGTGGATCAGTTAGGTATGTTAATTGAGTAGTGTGACCAATCATTTTATTGTAACCACGTTCTTGCTCGGCAGTTAGTGTAAGTTGATTCCAGATGTGCATCCAGTCACCATATTGTCTGTCTATTCTTTGACCACCAATTTCAACTTCAACTGTTGAGATAAGTTGTTCACCGGGGTAGTCAAGCCATCTAGCATAGCATGCTGGGTCACTTGAGCCACTGCAGCTTTTGCTTCCTATTTCAGGAAGTGTTACTTGTAAGTAAGTTCTGTATGCGAGGTCACCATTTCTTGATATGGTGCATTGAACTCTTCTTGAGAAATCAGCTTGTCCATTGAAAGTTTGTTCAATTGATTCCATTGCGAAGTTAGTGTGTCTTCTGTATGTAACTTTCCAGAATGTAATTTGTGGATTTCCAGTTAAATAAACATCTTGTGCGCCATAGGCTACTAATTGCATTAATCCTCCTCCCATATTATAATATTGCTAAAGAAAAAAAATTTGAAATATTTTCTTAATATTAATTCGCAATGTAATATAAAACACAAATACCATTAAAAATACTTACACAATAGTAATAATTATAATTGGTTTTATTAAAAATATATAAATATATTTATTTAATAAAATTTAATATATTTAATTAATATTATCATATTTTTGTTTTTAAATATTATTTTCAAGAAATTTTTTTAAATAATTATCTAAAAAAATTTCTTTTTTATTATTATGGTTTTTTGTAAAAACATAATTATTTTTTTTTTTTTTAATAGACCATCCTTTTTCTAAAGCATTAAATATAAAATTCATTTTTCTAAATTTTTTTATACAAATAGTATTATCATTTTTTATATTTTTAATACAATCTCTTAAATCCATTATTAAAAATGTATAATAATTTTAAACATTTATTTTAACTAATTAAATATATAAATATATATATTTAATAGTATTTATATATATATATGCCTTCATTTAAACCAAAGCCACAAAAAAAATTTATAAAAAATTTAAATGTTAAAAAAACAATAGATACAAAGCATAAAGAATTAATGAAAGATTTTAAAAATATAAAAGAAGTAGAGATACCAAATTTAAAAAAAAAAAAAAAAAAAAAAAAAAAAAAAAAAAAAAAAAAAAAAAAAAAAAATTTTAAAAAAAAAAA